CATATCTCGCAGTATGACTATCTGCCACTCCAGTAAAGGCTGCCCGATGACTGGTAATCTCTAGAAAATGACCCTAGAACTAGTAGAAAATAAACCGATCCTTACAGGGGCTGTGATGCCTCGCCTGCATACGCCATGGATCAAAGGGGAATCTAAGGTAGATGCCATAATCGAGCTTGCAGAAAGAATTGGGCAGCCTTTACTCGAGTGGCAGATCGTGATCCTGCGAGATATGTGCGCCGTAGATGAAAATGGGATGTTTGTAAAAAAATCTAGTTTGCTGGTTTGCAGCCGCCAATCAGGTAAAAGCCATGTACTGCGTATGCGAGTACTTGCTGGGCTGTTCTATTTCGGCGAGATGAATATCCTTATTATGAGTTCGCAGATGCTTATGGCATCAAAGTCGCTGGAGATCATGGCTGGGATCATTGACCGTAATGAGTTCCTACGCAGCCAGGTAAAAGGCGGCAATATCGAGAAAGCCTACAAGCGCACTAATGGCAATAATCGAATCATCCTAGAATCAGGCGCGGAAGTTCGCGTAGTAGCTGCGACTGCAGACTCTAGCCGCGGCCTTACAGCTGATTGCGTATGGATTGATGAATTGCGCCATGTCGGTACAGAGGCTTTAGATGCGGTAAAGAGTACGACCCTAACGCGCCCTAATTCGCAGCGGTTTTATACATCCAATGCTGGCTTTAAAGATAGCCACGTCTTAAATGATATGCGCGAAAGATCGCTAAATAAGCCGCCGGTATCGGTGGGTTATTACGAATACAGCGCGCACGATGGCTGCGATATTTGGGATAGATCAGCTTGGGCGATGGCTAACCCGTCATTAGGCTTGCTGATTACTGAATCGGCCATGGAAGAGATAGTAGCTACATCCGATTACAGCGCGGTAATGACCGAGAACTTATGCAAATGGGTTGGCACGGATTTATCACCATGGACACCTGGCAGCTGGGAAGAGTGCGCCGATCCTAATCTGGTCATATCGCCTGGCATGTATTCGATGTTTGCATTTGATATTGAGCCACATGCCAAACGCCACGCAGCTTTAATGGCTGGGGCTATATTGCCCGATGGCCGTATAGGTATCAGCTTGGTTAAAACGTGGGAATCTGATCGCGCTATTGATGAGCTAAAAATCGCTGTAGATATTAAGGCTTATTGCGATGAGTGGATGCCTAAACAGGTGCTATTTGATAAATATACCGGGCAGGCTATTGCCGACCGCCTGCATGTATCAGGCGTAAAGGTTGAGGACTGCTCAGGGTCGCAGTTTTACGTTGCCTGCCAGACGTTTAAAGATTACATAGATAACAAGCGCGTAGTACACGGCAATCAGGAATTCTTAAATGAGTCGATGGATAACGTAGCTGCTAAAAGTAACGATCAAGCCTGGCGTATTATTCGCAAACGCAGCAGCGGCAGCGTGGCCGCGCCGATTTCAGCAGCCATGCTAGTTATGCATCTATCTAAGCCAATGCAGGAAGCCAAGATATACGCCTAGCGACACGCCGCACACAATCGGTAATATGCTTGACATTTTGAGAAAATCTTACCTATGGGATTACTGGAAACGCTAGGGTTTAAGGGTAAGGCAGAAGTAACTGCCCAGTACGCGCCTGCCATTATGGATAGTACCTATGGCGCAGGTATGTACAGCTATAACAGCGGCCTATCTAATTACGGTTATGGCGTACCGCTAGATCGTAATCTTGCTTTACAAGTACCTAGCGTTAGCCGTTGCCGCAATTTAATTGCAGGCGTTATCTCTAGTATTGATTTAGGTTTATATAAAAAATCTACAGGTAAAAAATTAGAAAGCCCGGTATGGCTAGATCAACCAGATATTCGACAACCGCTAAGCGTGACAATCGCTTATACAGTAGATGCGCTTTTATTTTACGGCGTTGCCTATTGGCGTGTTACATCTTTATATGCAGATGACAATCGCCCATCAGGCTTTGAGTTTGTACCAAATACACGCGTTACCGTAACTACAAATAAATACGGCGATGAAGTTCAATATTATGCAGTCAATGGCGTACAAGTACCGATGTCTGGTATTGGTTCGCTAGTTACATTTCAATCATTACTGCCTGGTGTATTACAAACTGGTGGCCGCACTATTCAAGCTGCGATAGATATTCAGAAAGCTGCATCCGTTGCAGCTGCTACACCGATGGCCACCTCGGTCATAAAAAATTCTGGTGCTGACCTTCCTGAAGCGCAAATCCAAGGTTTATTAGCATCTTGGAAGGCTAGTCGTATGTCGCGTTCAACGGCATATTTAACTAGCACTTTATCTGTAGAAAATATTGGCTTTAGCCCTAAAGATATGACCTATAACGAAAGTAGCCAATATCTTGCTACTGAAATTGCGCGTTTAATGAACGTACCGGCGTATTACATTTCTGCAGATATGAATAACAGCATGACATATCAAAATATTTTAGATGGTCGTAAAGAATTCGTGGCTTACTCATTACAGCCATTTATTAGCGCAATCGAAAACCGTTTGAGCATGGATGATTTAACAGCGCATGGCAATCGTGTGCGTTTTGCAGTAGATGAAACTTTCTTACGCGCAGACACTATGGCGCGTTTAGATGCAATCGAAAAAATGTTAAACCTTGGCTTAATAGATGTATCACAAGCACAAGAGATGGAACAGCTAACGCCAAATGGATCAGGAGATACAGTAAATGTTGCAACTAACGTTTAGTAATTCAATCGAAGCGGCCGATACAGATCGCCGTATTATTTCTGGAAAGATCGCGCCATATGGCGAAGTCGGTTATACATCTGCTGGCCCAGTCGTATTTGAACGCGGCTCGATTTCAATTCCAGATGCATCTAAAATCAAATTGCTAATGCAGCATGACAGTACAAAACCTGTAGGCCGTGCTACAAACTTTAGCGATGCAACAGATGGCATTTATGCATCTTTCAAAATTTCAAGTAGCACCCGTGGACAGGATGCGCTTGTACTTGCTCAGGAAAACCTAGTAAGTGGCTTATCCGTAGGTGTAGATGTGTCTGCATCTAAGCCAATGAAAGGTTACCTGTTAGTTACCGCTGCAGTCCTGAAAGAAGTTAGCCTAGTTGAAACGGCTGCCTTTGATTCAGCGGCGGTTACTGATATTGCAGCTGCTAAGGCTGCACTAGAGGCAGCAACGAGTAACAGCATGAAAACAACAACGATCAATACGACAATCGTAGAGATCGAAACCGAAACCGAAAATGAAAGCGAGGAAGCTGTGACTACAGCCCCTATTGATACACCGGATGTACCGGCAGAAAAAGTAACCGAGGCTGCTGCACCAGTTGAAGCATCTCGCCCAATTATTCGCCCATCCGTTTTAGATAGCCAGACAGTTCGCACACCGATTACATCAATGGCGAAGTACACCGAGCATAAGATCAAGGCCGCCATGGGCGATCGTGATTCAATTCTTTATGTAACAGCTGCAGATGATTCTTTCAGCACAAACCCTGCATTTAATCCAACCCAATACCTATCTGAGTTTGTATCTAACACAAACTTTGATACACCAATGATTAATGCACTATCACAAGGCGTTTTGCCAAATAGCGGTATGACTATTTCTATCCCATCTTTGGTTACATCGGCAGGCGGCCAAAATGGCGTAGCACCTGTAGTAACAGTTGAAGCTGAGGCAGGCGCAGTTGCTAACACAGGTATGGTTACCGAATACCTAACAGGTACAGTTAAAAAGTACAGTGGCATGAATACGCTAAGTGTAGAACTTTTAGAACGTTCAGACCCAAATTTCTATGCTGAACTAACAAACCAATTACAGCGCGCATACTCACTTGCTACCGATGCTGCAGTAATCGCAGACGTAGTAGCAGGCGGCGTACAAGGTACTGCAGTAGCAGCTACATCTGCTGGCATCATCTCTTACGTTTCAACAGAGTCAGCAAACGTTTACAAAAACACTAGCTACTTTGCTAAGAACTATGTAGCTGGCCCTTCACAATGGTCACTACTAATGGGTGCTACAGATTCAACAGGTCGCCCAATTTATAACGCGGCTCAGCCAATGAACTCAGGCGGCCTATCAACACCTACATCTATCCGCGGCAACGTACTTGGCCTCGATCTATATGTAGATCATCAAATGGTTTCGACAACGATCGATGATTCAGCGTTCATCGTTGCACCAGAAGCTATGACCGTTTACCGCAGCCCACAGGCTTACATGTCAGTAAACGTAGTTTCAAACCTACAAATCCAGATCGCGATCTACGGCTTTATGGCAACAATCGTAAAGATGCCTAAGGGTCTAGTTCGCTACAACCTAACCTGATAAAACCCTAATAGTCGGTAGGGCATTAGCCCTTTGCCCTACCGACCTCTACTAAGTAAGGAGTACCGATAATGGCAGCTACATATGTAACAGTCGCCGAGCTACGCACAAATCTCGGTATCGGTACTCTTTACTCAGATAGTACGGTCGAGGAAGTTTGCCAATCTGCTCAGGATCAAATTAACAGTTTCCTTTGGTTTGATTCTGCGCCAGTCGTGGGAACTGCATTGGTAAGCAACGTTGCAACCGTAATGATCGCCAACCCCGGCATCTTTACCGCAGGAGAATCGGTAACGATCGCCGGGGCTGGATCAACCTTTAACGGTACTTACACCATTACGGGTACAGTTCCATTTTCAACAGGTACAGCTAATATTTTGCCTGCGTTTAATCTGCAGCTTAACTATTTCCAATACCCACAGGGTTATAGTTTTATTCAATATGCTAAGACTGCAGCTAATCAGAATTTTCGCCGTGTATTGCCTTATGGATCAGCTACAGGCGAGGATACAAAGACAGCCACCTACGTCAATACAGCAAGCGTTAGAGAAGCTGCGATGATTTTAGCCGTAGATATTTGGCAAGCGCGGCAGGTATCTCAGACAGGCGGCGTAGGGCTAGATGGCTTTAGCCCATCGCCTTACCGCATGGGTAACAGCATGATAGGCAAAATTAGAGGCCTGCTAGCCCCGTACATCAATCCGAATAGCATGGTGGGGTAAATGCCTACCGCTGCCATTACCACGCTGCGTAGCACCATCGCAACGGCTTTAACTAATGCTGGAGTTTGGTCGGTATTCGCATATCCACCTGCAACCATCTTGGCTAACAGCTGCGTAGTAATCCCAGCAGACCCATATCTAACGCCAAGCAATAACAGCTATATAACTATTTCGCCTATGGCTAATTTTAAGATTTTGCTAACCGTACCCATGTTTGACAACCAAGGTAACTTGCAAGGCATTGAGGATTTTATCGTTGCGGCATACACAAAACTAGCTGCATCTAATCTTGTATTTAATATAACCAGCGTTAGCGCGCCCGGTGTATTAAATGCTGATAGTGGCGATCTATTAACCGCCGAATTTAATATATCCATACTAACGAGCTGGAGTTAAAACCATGTCATATACAGATGAGGATATTGCCTTCTTAATCAAGATCGGGCAAATCGAAGCACCACCAGTAAAAGAAACAAAAACAAAAGCACCCGTAACCGAGCAGATCGAGGAATAAACAAATGGCCGTATATTTAAATAATACAGTCGTTGTAACTCTTAACTCAGTAGTACTGAGTGACCATGTTACATCGGCAACAATTAACCGTATATTCGATGAACTCGAAGTAACTGCTATGGGCGATACTGCTCATAAGTTTGTTAAGGGTTTAGAAGCAAGCACAATTACTTTGGATTTCCTAAGCGATTCAGCTGCAGCAAACGTAAACGCAACCCTTCAGGCTGCATGGGGTACAACAGTACCTATTACGCTAAAGCAATCAAGCGCAGCGGTATCAGCGACTAATCCGCTATACAGCACCACAATCCTAGTTAATAACACTACAGATATTAACGGCGCAGTAGCAGATATCGCTACACAATCAATTACATTTACTTGTAATTCACCAATCGTAATTACCACTTCATAATAAAAAAGAATAGGGGCTAACAGATGGCAAAGTTAAAAGTAACAAAGGTAGATGGCAACGTATCTGAACACCAGATAACACCGTCTATAGAATACGCGTTCGAGCTGTATGCAAAGAAAGGTTTTCATCGCGCTTTCCGCGAGGATGAAAAACAGACCGATGTTTACTGGCTAGCGTGGGAGTGTTTAAGAGCTGCAGGCGAAACCGTGCCAATGTTCGGTGCAGAATTCTTAAAGACTTTAAAAAAGGTGGATGTGTTAGAGGATGACCCGGAAGCATAAGGCGTGACTCGTTTACTTACTTGATCGCACGGATCAGTTTGGAAACGGGAATACCGCCTAAAGATTTAATCGGGTTAGATTCAAGGATGTTTAGCGCATTACTGCAGGCGATGAAAGATCGAGCAAAGGAGATTCAAGATGCCAACACAGGTAAAAGGCGGCATCGAACTTCGTAAAGCCATGAAAAAATTTACGCCTGATCTAGCTAAAGATACGCAAACAGAAATGGCTAATTTGCTTAGACCGATAGCAACTAAAGCTAAAGGATTTATCCCACGCAACGCACCGCTAAGCGGATGGGGTAAAGAATCTATTAATGGCAAATTTCCATTATGGGAAGGATCAGCTGCTAGAAGTGGAGTAGGTTATAAAACAACGCCTAGTAAGCCAAATCGCCAAGGTTTTAGAGCATTGGCAAGAATCCAAAACGCATCTGCATCCGGTGCTATATATGAAACTGCTGGCCGCGTAAATGCCAACGGCCGTGAACAAGCAAAAATGCGTGAGGTTGTAATTCCTACTTATCGGCGCGATACCGGTGCTGGTGAGTATCGCTACATGACCAGCACTAATAAAAAGTATGGCAAAAGCAATAACCCACAAGCAGGTTACATATTTGTACAGGCTATTAATCAATACAGCACAATAGTAGATGCCAACAATCAAACAGGGGCTGGCCGTAGATCACGCAAGATGAAAGGCCGCGCAATCTTTCGCGCATGGAAAGAGGACGGCGGCAAGACTAACGCAGCCGTTATTAAAGCCATCGAAGCATCACGCGATAAATTTAATAAGGCTGTGGGGTATAACTAATGGCCGTTGATCCATCAGTAAGAATTGATATAGCCGCTGAGTTCACAGGCAAAAAAGCATTCAAGCAGGCAGACACAGCTACAGCAAAGCTAATGAAAAGTGTTAAATCCTTAGCTGGTGGCCTAGGTATAGCCTTTGGTACAAAAGCAGTAATCAACTTTGGCAAACAAGCTGTAAAAGCCTTTGCCGAGGATGAAGCAGCAGCCCTACGTTTATCTAATGCTGTAGATAATTTGGGCATTGGCTTTGCTAACGTAGATATATCTAAATTCATAGCCGATCTTGAACGATCAGCAGGCATAGCCGATGACATTTTAAGGCCAGCATTTCAGGGGCTATTAACTACTACGGGATCGTTAGTCCAATCACAGAAGTTATTAAACGATGCCATTACAATTAGCCGCGCATCGGGCATTGACTTGGCTACCGTATCGCAGGATCTTGCTAAAGGTTATGTAGGCATTACTAAAGGCTTGGCTAAATACAATACCGGGCTAACCAAGGCAGAACTAAGTAGTAAGTCATTTAATGAAATTTTAGGCACTTTACTAAAGCAATCTGCTGGTGCAGCTAATGATTACTTGGGTACAACGGCCTATAGCATGGATGTATTAGGTATAGCTACAAGTAACGCATCCGAGATTATTGGCGGCGGTTTAATAGATGCCTTTGCTGCCGTTGGCGGCGGTTCAGAAGCTAGCGATGCGGCTTATGTAATTGAAACTATTGCTACTGCTATTGCTAACGTTACACGGGCTGCAGGCGGTGCAGTCGGTGCTATTCCTACGCTAATTAAAAACCTAAAGAATCTACCAAAAAGTATATTTTTAGGATTTGCTGGTGCGCAGGCTGGTGTAAAACTTACGCCTAAACCTAAAGAAGAAAAAACTGCATCTGAAATATCTAAAGAGGAACAGGCTAAACGCCTAGCTAAGTTAGAGGCAGATGCAGCCAAGCGCGCCAAACTATTAGCCGCCCTACAAAATAAGCAATTAGACAATGCTAAAAAACAGGAAGCCGCCGAAAAGAAACGCCTATTATTAGAAAAGGCTAAGGCCGCACTATCTAAGGCAGCGGCTGCATTTGACTTAAATAAGATACAGATAGCAGCTGCGCTACGGGCTACTTACGATAAAGATGAACGCCTGCGCCTATTGGCTATGCAGGAGATCGAAAACGAAAACGGCGAAACAGCCCTTAAGTATATTGACCAATTAAAACTGCTAACCCAGGAACAGCAAACTAATAAGTTAGCCGGTATTAAAAGCATTAGCGAAACTGAACTTAACTACATTAATCAGCTGCTACTGGATGAACTGCAGCGCATTAAAACTACAAAGATGTCTGAGGATGAGGCCGCATTAGCGCGCCAAGCTGCATACGCTAAATACAACGCGGCTATCCAGCAATCAGGCGGCTTAGCAGAGGCCAATTTCTATACTGAAAAAACACAGGTAGAGCTACTGCAAATTGCTAAATTAGCTGCACTTGATAAGGTGGCAGCGGCTCAGGCCACGATGGATATTCTTAACTACACTACACAGAAAACTATTATCGAACGTATTGCAGCTGCTCAGAAAATTGCAGACGATGCCAAATACGCAGCATTACAAGATTACCTAGCACTACTTGCTAAGCCTTTACCTACCCCTGGTTTACCAGGTGGCGGAGATGGTGGCGGCGGCGGTGGATCACAAGGCCCTAGATTTGGCATAGGTGGGCAACCTATTTGGGATGATGGTATGGGCGGCCCCGGCTACGGCACAGGCCAAGGTACAGGTATTGGATCAGTAGATAATTCAGTAACTATAGTGGTTGAAGGCTCAGTATTAAATGGTGATGATTTTAGCGAAATAATAAATAACACCATGCTAGATAATATTCGCCGAGGCTTAACACAATTTCCAGCAGGAACGTTGCCAGGCTAATGGCAATACCTACAATAAACGCAGTAATTAATTTTGGTACAGGCCCAGCCACGGCACAGGCTTTTATTATTGGCGAAGGCATATTAGGTACTAACGTGTTAGCAGATTCAGCTGCGCTAATTGTGGATGTATCTAACGTAGTAGATAGCGTTAGTACTAGGCGTGGCAGATCAGCTACAGCTGATGAATTTCAGACAGGCACACTAACCCTGCGCATCGTGGATCAAAACGGCGATTTTAACCCACAAAACCCTAGTAGCCCGTATTTTGGATTCTTAACGCCTATGCGTAAGGTGTCAATATCGGCAACTTATAACGGTACTACCTATCCAATGTTTAGCGGTTTTATCACAAGCTACACAACCACGACGCCACGCAACGCAAACGATGTTGTGTACACGACTATTTCGGCCGTTGATGCCACGCGCCTAGCCCAAAATGCGCAGATTAGTACGGTTACAGGTGCATCCGCTGGCGATCTAAGTGGTACAAGAATTAACCAAATCCTTAATACAATTTCATGGCCAGCATCTATGCGCGATGTTGATGCAGGTTTAACTACCTTGCAGGCAGATCCCGGTACAGCGCGTACTGCGCTAGCAGCTTTACAGACAGCCACAAATAGCGAATATGGTGCTATATATGTAGATGCATCTGGATCGTGGACTTTTCAAGACCGTTTAGTAACTACGGCCAGCATCGCTGGAACGCCTACAGTATTTAATGATAATGGTACAGATATTGGCTATGCCAATGCCGTGTGGCGTTTAGATGACACCCTTGTATTTAACCAGGCAAATATCACCAGAACGGGCGGCTCAGTTCAATCATCTACTAACGCAGCTAGCGTGGCCAAATATTTTGCCCACACTTATAACCAGCAAGATTTATTAATGCAGACCGATGCAGTAGCTCTGGACTATGCCCGTGCATACGTTGCCAGTCGTGCGGAAACTAGCATTAGATGCGATGCCATCGAGCTAGACCTTTACACCGATAATTACAACACAGGCATAATCGCAGCTTTAAATTTAGAGTTTTTTGACCCGGTGACTATTACTACTAACCAGCCAGGTGCATCTACCCTTACTAAGACCCTGCAAGTTTTTGGCGTGGCTCATACAGTTACGCCTAATAAATGGCGTACAACTTTTACTACACTTGAACCTGTTATTGACGGGTTTATATTAAACTCAACCCAATATGGCGTACTTGATACGTCTGTATTAAGTTACTAAGGAGATCAAAAATGGGAGCACCTTTAGGCTTTAAGACTTTCGTAACAGGTGACGTACTTACGGCTGGCGATACTAATGGTTATTTAATGCAAGGCGTCTGGACTTTCGCTAGTGCGGCAGCCCGTGATGCAGCTGTAACTAGCCCGCAAGAAGGCAATATGTGTTACTTAAAAGATACAGATGCAGTTCAATACTATTCAGGTTCAGCTTGGACTGCTGTAGGCGGTTCAAGTGGATTTACTAAAGTTACATCAAACACTTTTTCTGGCGTTACAAGCGTGTCACTACCTAACAGCACTTTTACATCAACTTACACAAACTACAAAGTAATTTTGATTATTTCATCATCATCTGCCAACACAAATATTACAGGCCGTTATCGTGCTTCGGGCACAGATAATACAAGCGGTATCTATAACAGCTCTATAATGACTGTTAGAGTAGATACTGGCGCACTTGTAAGCACCGGAGTAAGCAACGGAACGTCTTTCACAATGGGATTTAACGCTTCTGGTAATGCAGGGCCATTTGGTATATCGTGGGATTTCTTATCTCCACAAGCAGCTGCTGAAAAACAAATTGCTGGAGTTGGATTTGGTTACAACCCAGGACACGACACATATTCCACCGCTTGGTTTAGCGGTCACGGTAACAGCACAAGCCAATTTGATGCGTTTAGCTGGATTTCTAGCTCAGGCACTATTACAGGTTCATACTACGTCTATGGGATGGCTAACTAATGGAAAAACTATATATACAAGATGGCGAAATACGGCGCGAATACACTGTAGAGGAATACGCACAGCGTGATTTAGACCAGGCAGAGCAATTAAAGTTAGCAGCTGAGGCGAAAGCCAAGGCCGATGCTAAAGCTGCACTACTGATAAAACTAGGTATTACAGCCGACGAAGCAGCTTTACTGCTGGCATGAGTGCGATTAGTTATAACGGCTGGCCAGCATCGGACAAACCTGAGTCCATCCGTATCAAGTCTTACGCGATCAAAGGCAGCCACGTTAAATTACGTTGCGCCTATTTTGCTGCGCCTTTGCTAGTGGCCTTTGCCGAGCAGTTTAATGAGCTGATCGAGCCGATAGATGCCGGGGCAGACGACTGGGGCTACTGCTACAGAGAAGTACGCCAAGTTCCGGGCAAATTAAGCAATCACAGCAGCGGTACAGCCATAGACCTTAACGCGACTAAGCATCCACTAGGTAAGGCTGGCACGTTCCCAGCTGAAAAAGTACCCATGATTCAAGCCCTAGCCAAAAAATACGGCCTAGTGTGGGGCGGCGATTACCGTAACCGTAAAGACGAAATGCATTTTGAAATAGCACTAGACCCATTAAAGACAGCCAAACTAATAGAGAAGTTAGGATTAGCTTATGCCCAGTAGCGCACAAGTAACCGTAAACGCAACAGCAACCCTACTTGTACCTGAAACTGCGTTTGATCAAACCGTAAACCTGCATAACTCAGGTGGCGGCGTGGTTTATCTAGGAGATGCCGGGGTAACTACAGCAAACGGTTATAAACTAGATAACGGCGATAAATTGACGATTATGGTGGGCGATCACGAAGCCCTATATGCCGTTACCGCATCGGGTACTAACGTGGTGTCGGTACTTAGACAAATCAACTAAGGGCATTTAGGAGTAAAACTATGAAGGAACAAGCTAAGGCCGCTGGCCTTTCATATCTACGCGCCGCTTTTAGCTGCGCAGCTGCGCTTTACATGTCTGGCATTACCGATTGGAAAACCCTAGGTAATGCTTTTATTGCTGGATTACTTGGCCCATTATTGCGCGCCATGAATCCATCGGATAGCACTTTCGGCGTTAAGTAATGACGGCCGCCCAGTCGCTTTTAGCGATAGCCATAGCAATCTGCACCCTTATTGGGTTTGCGGCTGGGCTGGTACGCCATTTAGTTAAATATTACCTGGCTGAATTGAGGCCAGATGGCAACGGTGGCCATAACTTACGCGGTCGCGTTGATCGCATCGAGGCCAAGGTTGATTCGATATACGAAATTTTGCTAAGCCGTTAGGCGTGTCGGTTATTGACCGATGTCATAGCCAACCTTTACCCTTTATTTACACGTTAGGCAGGGC